TTCGAGTTCTACGAATCAATCCGTGGCTTGATGAGCGTTGAAGTACCTGCAACCCTTGGTCGCACAATGTCATTCCACGGATACGTCAGCACCTTTGCTGCAATCGGTGGCATGATTCGCAAGATCACCCAGGCTTAATCGAGAGCGGAGCATCCGCTCATGTCAGCCCCAGCGCAAACCTACGACATAACCGCCGATCAAGGCGCAACCTATTCCATTGTTATTACCTACAAAGATAACAATGGAAATCCAATTAATTTGACCGGGTATACGGCGCGTATGCAATTGCGTGCGTCGTATACCACGGCAGTTGCATCCTTGACGTTAACCACAGAAAATGGACGCATTTCGTTGGGCGGAGCACTAGGCACTATTACGTTGAACATTGATGCCACAACAATGGAAACATTGGAAGCGAAAACATATGTTTATGATTTAGAACTTATCAATGGGTCTACGGTAATTCGACTCATTCAAGGTTTGTTTGTTAATCGACCGAATGCGACGCGATAATGGCTGATGACAACATTGTTATTGTTGAAGAAATTTTATCGTTAACTGTTAATACATCTGTCGGCGCACAAGGGGCACCAGGTCCTACTGGTCCTCAAGGTGCTACTGGCCCTCAAGGCCCTCAAGGCCCTCAAGGTGCTACAGGCGATACTGGTCCTCAAGGTGCTACTGGACCTCAAGGCCCTCAAGGCCCTCAAGGCCCTCAAGGTGCTACAGGTGCTACAGGTGATACTGGTCCTCAAGGTGCTACTGGCCCTCAAGGCCCTCAAGGCCCTCAAGGTGCTACAGGTGCTACAGGTGATACTGGTCCTCAAGGCCCTCAAGGGAATACGGGTGCTACTGGCCCTCAAGGCCCGCAGGGCGATATGGGTCCTGCTGGTCCTACAGGGGCTACGGGTGCTACTGGCCCTCAAGGTGCTCAAGGGGCTACGGGTGCTACTGGTGCTCAGGGCGCTACGGGTGCTACTGGTGCTACTGGTGCTTCTGGAACAACACCAGCATTGGCGTATATTTCAGGCGAGTATTACAGAACGCCAGTTGCAATATCAACAAGAACAGCGACCGTTAATCAGCTTTATTTTGCTCCTCTTTTAGTGCCAGCATCAACAACTTTAGATCGAATAACTATTGTTACAGCCCCAAGCTTTTCTGGAACCGCTGTTGTCAGATTGGGTTTATATGCCGAAAGTAACGGAAGGCCTGGTTCTTTAATTGTTGACGCTGGCACGGTTTCTTGCACCGCATCTACAACGCAATACGAAATAACCATTAATGCAACCGTCGGGCCCGGTTTCTTTTTTGTTGGAGCAGTTATGCAAACAGCAGCGACTACTTCCACTTTTTTTGGAATCAATGGTGGATCAAATTACAACCCATGGTTGAATAGTTGGTATGGCGCTCCCAATACAGGAACATCTGCAGGTTTTTACAAAAATTCTGTAACAGGTTCTTTACCTAACCCTGCAGCTGATTCAGGATTGACAGGACTTGTTAACATTTTGGCTTCAGTTAGGAAAACATAATGCAGAAAATAATTTTTGGTTTGGGCGGATATTGCGAAAATTGTGATTCAAGCCACGATCACCCATTGCATAACATTGTTGAAATCACAGAAACATCAGACGAAGAAACTACGATTGAATCATGATTTACCGAATTCAATCAAAACAATTGTTGGATAACTACGCTGTTTTACAAACTTTGCAAACCAACGAATTGGCTGTCGGCGCAAGCATCACCGTGGCAAATGTTGGCGCACCATATAACGGCACGTTCACCATCCTCGCGTTGCCACAATACGAATTTATTGGTGTTGACAGTTACGGCTTTCTTGAATACGACGAACAAAACCCGATTGCCAACCAGGTGCTTTACGCTTGCACCGGCACCGACCAAAACCGCACCCAACAATTTACGGGCACCATTGACGACACAAGCGTTTGTACTTGGATTACCGCCAACGAAATTGCCACATGGCTTTACCTAACCCCAGCAACCCCAGCCGATGAAGACTTCCTGATTAGTTGCGCGGCAAGCGCTAGCGCAACGTGCTATCGCAAACGTCAAGAAGCAGGCTACGCAGACCAGTTGGACCTGGTGCCATCAGCTGACGTTAAGTTAGGCACGATCATGTACGGCGGAAACCTGTATCGGGCGCGCTCGAGCATGGACCAGATTGCATCGTTTGACGGCATGGGCATAACCCCAAGCGTGGGCATCACCGCTCAAATCAAAATACTTTTGGGCATCCCTCGACCACAGGTTGCCTAATGATTTACACCGACCTGTTTAACACGGCCTTTGATGACCTGTGCAAAACCCTTGCAGAAATCACAGGCTTAACCGTGGTCAACGACCCGCGCAATATGCGTCCTAATTGCCTGCTTGTTAACCCGCCATCCTTTGACGCATTTAACTACAACATCGCCAAACTGTCATTTGACTGCACCATGGTCGCTATGGGCCCTGGCAACCTTGACGCGGTTAGACCGTTGCTTGCAGCTTGTGCAAGCATCCTAAACAAGAACGTGGCGTTGTTGTCTGGCAGGGCAACCAGCGTGGAAATCGGCGGGGCCGTTTATCCTGCGTATGACTTGACCATTGACTTGCAAGCCCAAACCGCATAATCCACTACAAGCATCACGAAATCATCTACTATCAAGAAAGCACCTAAGGAGTAAACATCATGGCGACAAACACTTATCTCTCAAATCCAAAAGTTCAAATCGGCAGCGCTATTGGAACGCTTACCGATATTACCGACCAAGTTTCAGCAGCGACCCTAACGGTCACAAAAGAGGCTTTGGAAGACACGGCATTTGGAAGCACCTCGCGCACAATGACCGCAGGCTTGTTCAGCAACACGCTTACACTCACCGTTTATGCGTCATACGCATCTAGCGAGTCCTACAGCGTTTTGTCAGCATTGCTTGGCACAAAGTGCGTTGTAAAAGTCAATCCGGCAGACGCGACTGATTCGGCAACGAATCCAGGGTTTGTTTTGAGTGACACCTATCTAAGTGCCATACCTGTGATCAACGCGTCCTTGGGCGAGCTTAGCCAATGGGAGATTGAGCTACAGGGTGGCATTTACAGCGTAGATACAACCGCATAATCAACGGCTCCAAGCCGACATAGGAGACACATGAAAATCAAGTTGCAGTTAAAGCGCACCCCCGATAGTGCACCAGAGTTTTATTACACAAACCTGTTTGTGGTTACGGAATGGGAACGGCTAGAGCGTCGCAACATTCAACAGCTCTCGTCGTCACCGCTTTATTCGGATTACTGCTGTTGGATGCACACAATCTTAAAGATCAAAGGCGAACAGGTCGGTGACAACTGGCGCGAATGGATTAGCAAAAACCCTGACATCGACATCATGCCGGTACTGGACGAGACAGACTCAAACCCTACGGACGCGGCACCTACCGCCGCCAACTAGCAGAAGTATTGGTCGCGGTCGGTTGGTGGCCTAGCGATATTGCGTTTGACTCACGGGACTTAACAACGGTCATTAAAGTGCTTAACGAGGCAAACAAAAAACGGAGATAACGTGGCAGAAGTATCAGCAAAGATTGAGGTGGTCGGGCTCAAAGAAGCCTTGAAGACGCTCAACAAAATTGACAAATCTTTGCGCCGTGAAATCACCAAGGATTACAAAAAGATTGTTCAGCCTGTTATTGACGACGCGAACAAGCTTGTGCCCTCAAATGTCCCGTTATCTGGTATGGCGCGCAATTGGAGCACTAGATCAGGGTTCAAGATGTTGCCGTGGATTCCAGGCATAAAGCAGAAGATTGCTGCCAAGATCAACACGCGAAACATCAAAGAATACGGCGGAAACAAGTCAAATGTCGGCACGTTTGTCATTCAATGGCAGGGCGCTACGGGCACCATGTTTGACACGTCAATGGAAGGGCCACTAGGTCGCGCACTAACTGCACGTTATGGCAGTCGCTCGCGAGTAATGTGGAAAGCGTACGAGCAACGCCAAAACGATGTCATGTCCGAGATGGAGCAGTTGGTTAAGCGCGTCATGAGCGAAGCGAATAGAGAGACTGCATAATGGCAATCAATATCCCGATCATCAGCGAGTTTGACGGCACAGGGGTAAAGAAGGCTGTCAAACAATTTCAGCAACTTGAGACTGTTGGAGAAAAAGCGCAGTTCGCAATTAAGAAGGCGGCGATTCCCGCAGCTGCCGCGCTTGGCGGTTTGGCTGTTGCCTTAGGCGATGCCACACGCGCCGCTATGGAAGATCAGCAAGAGCAGGCCGCGTTAGCGCTTACTTTGCAAAATGTGACTGGCGCTGGTGCTAAGCAGACCGCACAGATTGAAGATCAGATCAGCGCGATGTCTCGAGCGTCTGGCATTGCTGACACCGAATATCGCAAAAGCCTTGAGGCTTTGGTGCGCGGTACAAAAGATGTTGACCTTGCCATGAAAGACATGAACCTGGTCATGGACATAAGCACAGCCACCGGTATGGACAGCGCCAGCGTCGCGGACGCATTGGCAAAAGCATACCAGGGCAACTTCAAGGCGCTCCGATCATTAAGCCCAGAGATGTCAACAATGATTAAAGAGGGCGCAAGCCTGAACGAAGTTATGGACGTGCTTGGTGGAACCTTTGGCGGTGCTACAGCAACCAGCGCCGAAACCGCTGCAGGCAAAATGAAGATTCTTAAAAACTCAATTGGCGAAACTAAAGAGTCAATTGGTGCAGCGCTGTTGCCCGTGCTCGAAGCCGTCCTGCCTGTGCTTAACAAGTTTGCTGCATGGGCTCAAGATAACCCGCAAGCATTCTTGGCTATCGCTGCCGCAATCGGTTTGGTCGCAGCGGCAATCGTGGCAACAAACATTGCAATGGCGCTCAACCCGTTTGCCCTGATCGCTGCCGGCGTAGCGCTATTGGTTGCCGCGCTAGTTGTTGCTTACAACAAGTTTGAGTGGTTTCGCACAGGCGTTAACGCAATCATTAACGGCATACTCGGCGCATTCGAGTCCGTAGTTAACGGTGCGATCATGATGGTCAACGGCATCATTCGCGCCTATAACGCCATTCCAATTGCCCCAGACATCAACACCATTGCCCACGTCAACCTGCCTAGCATTGGTGGAAACTCGGCTACACAAGCCGCAAGTCGCATGAACCTACCGCGCATGGCCGAGGGTGG